TTTGGATTTGTTATCCGATGAGAGCAGTGGGGGTGATCTGTTTAATGTAAAGTATCTCACTCATGTGCAAAACAAGAAAACTACTATCTACAGTCAATATAACAGCAATCGTACACGACTGGGTGATAGCACATACAACACTCGCATGGACCGCATTATTAGTGATCCTGTGGATCAATTTAACCTTTATGTTAAGCTGGTACCGGAGCAGTGGCAAATTGGGCCTGGTCAACGCCCTGAGAAATGGCTGTTTACGCTAGCCGGCGACTCTGTAATAATTCGTGCCATGCCACTTGGTCTAACACACAACATGTTTCCTGTATGCGTTAGTGTACCAGACTTTGATGGCTACTCACCCGTCGCATTCTCACGCATGGAAATTCTTAGTGGTATGCAAGTAGTCATCGATTGGTTGTTCAATAGCCACATTGCAAATGTGCGAAAAGTCATTAATGATCTTTTGGTAGTCGATCCGTACTTAATAAACATAAGTGACCTTAAAGACCCAGAGGCGGGCGGGCTGGTACGTTTGCGGCGTCCTGCTTGGGGCAAAGGTGTAAAAGATGCTGTGATGCAGCTCAACGTCACTGATGTTACTCGTCAGCACATTGCGGATGTGGCCGCAATTATTCAATACATGCAAGTGATTGGTGGCACTGACAATCCATTAATGGGCAACGTGCGTCAGGGTGGTCCTGAACGCTTGACTTCTGTTGAGTTCCAAGGTACGGCTCGCGGCGCCGTCAATAGAATGGAGCGCATGGCAAAGGTTGTTGGTGTGCAAGGCATGCAAGATATTGGTACCATGTTTGCGTATCACACGCAACAATTCACACGTGACGACCTTTGGGTACGTTCCGTTGGTGAGTGGCCTGAAACAGTAACAAAACAGTTTGCCATTCAAAATGATCGTGTGTTGGTACGGCCGGGTGACTTGCAGGTTGCCTATGATTTGCTTGTGCGTGATGGTAGTATACCAGGTGGGAACTTTTCTGATGCGTGGCTTCAACTGTTTCAAACGATTGGCTCTAATGAAATGCTGCTGCAACACTTTGATGTCGTGCGCATTTTTAGTTACATTGCCACTAATTTGGGTGCCAAGAACGTAGAAGACTTTGCCCGACGTGCTCCACAAGTGCAAACTAAAGTAATGCCCGATGAAGTGGTTGGGAATGGCGTTGCGCGAGGTGATTTGGTTGCACTCCTTGGAGGGGCTACTTAATGGCTGAGCAAGTGATCATGGGCAGCTATGCTGCTCACAAAGAATTCGTTGCAAGTGTATTGTGGTTGGACTACAAGAACGAATTACTTGCTTGGATAGAAAGTGTGAGAGACGAATTGGAGACTGAAACAGACCCTAGCAGAATTCGACACTTGCAGGGTGTGGTAGAGGCGTGTCGTAATTTCTTGGCACTGCCTCGGCAAATACTTGAAATCATGGAGGCGCAAGGTGGAAAGCAATGATTTTGATCCTACACTGTTTATTGGCGCTAGTAGTGACCCTTTAATGGATGCGGATGTGTCTGATAAAACTGACACGCCAGTTGAGACTACACCAGCGCCATCGTCGGATGCTGCTGTAACTGACGTTACGCCGCCAGCAACGCCGGCTGTGCTTAGTGAGCCGGCACTTGATGCCGTTGAGTGGAAAAATTTAACACCACGCGAGCGCATGTTGCTAGATCGATTGGAGCGAGTAACTGGCGAGAAATTGAGTGCACCGGTCGCTGACCCTAAACCCGCTCTTGACCAACCCGTTCAGGATGCAGTGTATAATTTCCTGGATGGTCTTGACGTAGACGAGGTACTTTCTAGTGCTGAGACACTAAACAAAGTATTGTTGGCCGTGTATAACCGAGCACTACAAGAGGGCACTAAGTTGGCCACTGAGAATGTGCTGCGTAGTACGCCACAGGCAATTTCACAGTACGTAACTCAGCATATGACCATGCGTGAAATGGTAAAGGAGTTCTATGATACTAACCCTGAACTAGCTAGTGTGAAGCGCACGGTTGCGGCAGTTGCAAATGAAATTTCGGCAGAGAAACCAGAACTGTCTTTGGAGGACTTGTTTAGGGAAGCTGGCGAGCGTGTTTACAAAATGCTGGGACTGAAGAAGGCGGCAACAAAAAGTGCTGCTGCATTGGTAAGGCCTCGTGGGTCTAGTGGGCGTGTTAAGGCGCCTGCGCTGCAAGGATTGGCAGCGGAAGTCAGTGATCTTTTCGATATACGCTAGGGAGAAATTACTATGGTTGCTGTAGTGCGTCGTTACGATCGTAGTTCTGCGGAGGTTGCCATAACAGAGCGGCAATTTACTACCCACACGGCTGCGTATTCGATGCTTGCGCAGGATTACTTAATTCGTGCAAGTACGGCTGGTGGTGCTTGGACTTTGACCCTCCCATTCGCGCATGAAGCCGCTGGACACATGTATACTATAAAACTGGTGACTGGCCTTGATACCGCGGCTGCGCCTAATGCACTGACGATTACTAGTCGTGGTGATAGCTTGCGTTGGCGTGGTGATATTTTACTGCGACGCTCTGGTCAGTCGGTCATCCTTATGAGTGATGGTGATGAGTGGCATGTAATTGAGGCTAGTATTGGTGTGCGCGTGCCGCAACGTAAGGGCTTCCATGAAATGTTCGAGATGCCTTTTGTAGTTGCTGATGTGGCGGATGGTGGCCCACCAGCGGCTAGTGGCAAACAGATGATTGTGTGCGCTAGTGGTAATGTATTTACTTTGAACTCCATTGTGGGTCAGACCCTAACTGGACCGGCCTGGGATGATCCTGGTATGGATTTGGCTATGGATCAAACGGATAATGATGGCGTAGAGATCAGTGTGCCCCTTGGTGCAAATTCGCCTCACGCGTTTGTTATTGGTACTGATCCTGCGTTTTATTGTCGAGCACGCTTCAGCATTGCTGATGTGAGTGGCACTGATGACATGCTGGTGGGCTTTCGGCGTCGTGAAGCCTTTCAGGCTGCTGTAGATAACTATGCCGATATGGCAGCGCTCAATGTAATTAGTGGTGCCATAAATATCGAAACTATTCTTAACGATGCACCTACTACTACCACTGACACTACGAATACATGGGCTGATACTACCACTCATGTGCTTGAAGTGCGTGTCAGTGCGATTGGTGCTGTGACATATCGCATTGATGGTGTGGTACCAGCCGTAGTCGCAGCGTTCACTTTTGACAATGGCGATCCTGTTGTGCCGTTCATCTATGCTCTTCAGGCTGCCGATTTGAGTGGTGCAATTCAGGTGCTTGAATGGGAATGTGGCTATCAGGCCTAGGAAGGAGTTAGCATGAGTTGGATAGCCAATCAAATTAGGCAATTAATTGATGGTGATCCGCGGCTGCTAGTACGTACTGCGCGAATTGTAGTGACTGCCGCACAAGTTAATGTGTTACGTGCCACACCACGCACGCTAATTGCAGCTCAAGGCACTGGTCGCCTTGTGCAGTTGCTACCTAGCATGCTCGAAATCGTTCCTGGTACAGTGGCATGGACTGAGAGCGCTGACAATTTGGTTGTACGTTATACCAATAGTTCTGGTGTAATTGTGAGCCAGACTATTGAAATGACTTCGTTTATTACACGCACAGAGCGTGGTTTCACTAGTATCCAACCTGTGGTTGATGGTATTGTTGCTAGCACAGCTAGCTTGGCTCAAGCGCTTGTGTTGCACAATAGTGGTGATGGTGAGTTTGGTAATAGTGGCAATGGTCAGTTGATTGTACACCTGGCCTATAGAGTGTGGGATTTTGACTGAGATTTGGTAAGGGAGAAATCAGAATGGCTGGATTTCTTGGAATGCGTGGTAGTGGTGATTGGGCTGCAAACGAACGGCCGGAGAATTGGCGTCAAGGGCTACTTTATGAGTATCCAAATGGCGCTGCACCATTGACGGGCTTATTGTCAAAAATGAAAACACGCAAAGTGGATGACAGTCGATTCCACTGGTGGACGAAAACACTTGCTGAACAGGGAGGTGCTGTCACTGGCGTATTTACCAATGCTGCTTTGACGGTAGCTTACGTGAGTGGTGGTGTTACTGGCAGTACATTGTTCTTGCAAATGGCCGAAGCTACTGCTGATGAATTTCGCGTTGGTCATCAAGCACTGCTGCGCGATTCTAGCAATCTGAACGTCGATGTAAATGCCAAGGTAACAGCGGTAGTGAAAAATGGTGCTAGTTCGTATGTGGCGGCGCGGTTGCTTGAGGCTGATGATAATAGTGCCACCAATGATCTCAGTGATTGCGATGCTATCCGAGTCATTGGTAACATCAATTCTGAAGGTGGGCCGATCCCTGACGCACTGGCCTACGATCCTGTTGAGTGGCACAATTTCATTCAGACCTTTCGTAATCCGCTCGATATTACTAGAATTGCTCGCCGTACTCGACTCCGGACGGAAGATGCGTATAAGGAAGCCAAGCGAGAGGCACTTGAATATCACTCTATTGAAATGGAGAAAGCATTTCTGTTTGG